TTTTAGTTTTTTATGGAATGAACTCAGATACTCAGTGCCAAATATGTGCTGGTTGTTGTCTGCATAACTGTTTAATTGTTGCTTAACTGTATTGCCGTTCGGGCTATTTCGCAAAAATCTTACATCACCTTGTATTTTAGTGCCATATTTATTTGTCGGGATAGAGGTAACTAAAAAGTCGCCTGTATCAAATATTATGGTATTTGCCGCCAAGGCAGCATTCACAGCCGCCGTATCATCCGTCACCCCGTCACCAACGGCACTATAGTCAATCCTGAAAGATTTAATTTGCCCCGAAGGCTCAGATGATCCGCCGCTACCGCCACCTGAAGGTGCATTGATCCAATGCAAATCGCCATCTGTGCTACTGTTTTTCGCTAAGATTTGCCCGCTTGCACCTCCAGCAGGAATCTTAAACAATCCGGTAATTTGTGCCTGCAGCTTTCCTAATGCTTGTAAAATGCTGTCGGTTGCTGATATTGCCGTGGCACTTCCAAACCCAATGCCGGTGAGTATTGCGCTTAACACCCGCGACAAGGTGAAATATTTATTTGTACTGCCTTCGGGCATAGCATCGGTTGTGCCCGGAGATGCAACAATTTGAATGTATGCCGATCCGCTCCACCGGTATTCGTTGTTGGTGTCGGTAGTTACATAAATTTTTCCAGTTTCTCCGGTTCCTGGCAGTGACGCATAATTTGCAACCTCCAGTACATCATCAACATAGCTGGGGAGCTGTGCTGAAGCAATCTTTCCGCTGCTATCCAGGCCTGCGTAACCATTGGGTGTGTTTTTATTGTCGGTTTCTTCAAATTGTACACCCGAAACGATCAGCGAAATCCCGGTCCCCCAAACACCTGCATTTTTAGGGCCAAATAAATAGTACGACGCAGTATTAATATAGAAATCTCCATCGGTACCGAGACTGTTGGCCGGGTTGGTTGTACCATTTAATATGGTTTTTCCGTTGGCACCATTGGTGCCGTTTGTTCCGCTCGTGCCCTGTGGCCCCTGCGGACCTGTTTGCATGGAAAATACCTGGCCCCATGTCCCTCCGGTCTTTTTGTAAAAGATCCCGCTTACAGTATTTATAAAAGTATCTCCATTATTGCCGGTTGCTGTATTTGGTATGGTAGTACCGTACAGTACAGTGGTATCGGTGCTGCCTCCTGAGGCTATTGTGTAAACAACTGTCCAGGTACCAGCTATTTTTTGAGCAAAGGAACCTGCGGCGGTGTTGATAAATACGTCTCCGTTTTTACCGCTTGTGTTTTGCGGAAGCACCGGGCCAAAGGTTAGGTTGGCCCCGGCGTTAAGCCCCGAATTGATAAATTGAAGGAGGGTAGCAAAATCAAACTGGTAGTCGGCATTATTACTGATCAGGATTGATCGGTCGGAGGCGTTTATAGTTTCTGCTATCGGTAGCTCGCTTATTTTTTTATCGTTTGCCATCAGTTTAAAAAGTCAGTTATTGGTAAATTATAATTGTTAATTGTGCCCGGATAATTGAACTCCGTTTTGTCGATACCCCTAATGCGCGGACCGGATTGACGGCTGCTTTTATTTTTATCATTATAGCGCCAAAGCGGAAAGCCTTCACAATTGTCTCTTAAAAACTTTTCAGTATCATTGGCATAAGCATTAGCTATACTGCGTTGTTGCTGTACCAGTTTCACTATCTCGGGCGATGAAAGCGCATCGCCATTGTCATGACGCTTAATTACCGGGCCGGTTGCTGTGTAGTGTACCGCGTCGTTTTCGATAAAGCGGGCAAAAGTGAAATAAACCAGGGTAGGGGCAAGGCCTTCATACAAAACGATACGACCATATTCGTCAAGGTATTCGCTACCGTTTAAAAGATCTTTATAGGCCTGTGGCGCATCGTCCTTTATAGTGCCATCGTCATTGCAATAGGTTATTAATTGATAATACAAAGCATAACCTAAAAATGGTTTCAGATCTAGCTCCTGGGCTTTTTTAATGAATACTTTGAGGCGTTCGGGTTTAATATTTACGTTGATATCCTCGTATTGCTGAAATATGGTTTGATTGATTAAATAGATCATAGCATGGCCTCCTAACCCCGGTTAAGGGGAAATGAAAATGTTTGTTTATGATTGTGTTTATTAATATTGGGGAGCCTCAAGTTGGAAGCCTGAAGTTTTAAGTCATTTTTTGATATACCTTGAACTTACAACTAAAGACTCATGACTTAATCAAGGGCACATAGCTTCAGCTTCAGCTTGTTTGAAGCCATAGGCGTATACCAAAGCCGCTATTTTGCTTTTTTGGGGAATGGCCAATTGCAGAAGCTCATTGATAGCGTTTCCAGCCTTAATGCCCGGGGTATCATCGGTTGCTATCGCTGTTACTGGTACAATATTCCAGTTATTACCAGGGTTGATATCCCTGTAAAAGCGACTGAAAATTTCAGCCAGGGTTTCGGACAGATCAAACCTGTCGGAGGCTGTGTTATCATTAAATTCCAGGATAGCCTGTTTCTTTTCGCTTCCGTTGCTTAGTCCCGATGATTTTTCGGCATTGATAAGCTCTTTGGGTACCGAAAAGCCTTTAATGATGCGGGCCTCGACAGACCGCTCAGTGGTTTCAAACAGCTTGTCGTTATTTTGAATAGGGTAGGCCTTGAACTCCGGTTTGGAGCTTTCGTCTTCATATTCAATTACAATGATTTTTTGCGCGCTTTTTGCTCCCTGAAATGCACCGAGGTCTTTTTCGAGTTGCGATGGTATATTGATACCTGCATACTCGTCAGCATCGGGCCGGGTGTTTTCGGCTTCTTCGCGGCGCGATTGCATAAAAAGCATCGTTGACGGCAGAAAGCCGGTGGTTACTTCGCGGTTGTTGAAAATTTTGATCCCGGCTTCGGTTTCAAAATCTTCCCATACAGAATCGGCTTCAATCAGCGGGTAATCATCAACCTCGGGGTTAAAGTAAAACAACTGACCTTTATAATTTTCCCACCCGCCGGCCACGCGCACCTGCTCACTAATTACCTCCGGGTCGGGATTATACTTGTCTAAAAACGTGATCTTGCTGCGCATGATGTTTTTCCAGGTTTTGCGGCCCCAGTCACTGTATAATGCATATTTATCAGCAGTCTCCGGGTTGTCGGAATCGCCCATGCGGATGTCCTCGAATTTTACATAGCTTACTGATGTGATCCTGAAGCTGGCATTGTAATTTACATGAACACCGAAACCAGTGAATAGCGCTTTGTCGGTGGCCAATGCTTTTAACAATTTAGCAATAGTTAAACCTTTGGAATTGATCACCTGTTTGTCCAAATCTTTTTGTTCAAACCCATTACCGGCAATAAACTTTGTTCGTTTGTTCCAGCAATCTTTTGCTGTTGGCGACCCGGCTACTAACTCCAGCATGCGCTGAGGATAAGCATTATCCAGATCGTAGTTAAGGATACCATAGGTTTGATTAGGCCTTACCAATATTCGCCGTTCAATTTGCGGGAGATAGGTTTTCATATTGAACCTCCTTTGTTTGAAACTTCGTTAACAATTGATTTGCGTGTAGTTGTGACCTGTATTTTAACTCCCCCTTTAGGGGGCTGGGGGACAAACAATCCTGCTATATGCGGATATCGTTGTAAATACCATTCGGCTTCTTCATCACTTAAATTTTCGTTACTATGGATGGCAGCCGAACCTGGTGCAAATTGATGAAGGCCCGGTTTAAGGATGTGCTTTTTTTTCAGTGTGTCATTAGTCATTTGGTCATTAGTTTTAGGTTATAAAAAAGAATCTTAATGGTCATTAGCCATTATAAAATGACTAATGACCTCATGACACAATGAATTATGCCGCAACCAATGCCTCAATAGCTGCTATGGTACTGGCATATGTGGCGGTACCGGTTCCCGGAGCAATAGACACCGCACGTGGTGGATAAGGCTCTTTCATTTTATCCGGGTTGGTGAGCTTTAATTTATAACCACCATCAAGCGATTCATCAGCAGCATTACGTTCGGCGTCGGTAAGGATCAAACCGTTTACGGCACCAAAAAGCTCTATTGCCGAATCACTTGAGTTATAGTTATTAACTGTGATGGCACGTACCCGGCCGTATCCCATAGCCATAAGCTGTGCCTTAACCTCAACAGATAAACCGGCGATATTGAAATCAATCTCTTCGGTATAACGGGGGCCTACCTGGGTTTTGCTCAGTTTAGATGTTGTATTGAAGCTGTTGTTTGTTCCTTCAAATTTATAAACCTTAGCGTTGCTTACTGCAGTCAGGCCTTTAACAATAAGCGGGTTAGTAGTATCATAAGTGAGCACAATATCATCTGCATTAAAAATGTAGATCACATCCTCAATACCCGAGGTGATCGGCTCATCTGTACCCAGGCTAAAACCGGAGTTTATTTTATTATAAATTGACATGTTATTATTGGTTGATTAAGTTAAATGGTTGATTAAGTTAATCGGGTTAATTAGTAGTAGTTTAATGAGTCAATAGCTACCCAACAAATCAACCCAATCAACAATTCACTATGCCGACAGGTAAAACAGCTCGTTAGCAAATTTGAAGTTTACGGCTGCTTTCATACGGGCCTTCATCCGCACCACGTTATCATTGGTGTATGGCTTTAGGTACACGGTTGATAGCTCGGAAGCATCACCTAAAAGGTCAACGCCAAGGAATAAGTTTGATGAGCGTGCACCTAAAATGGTATTAGCCTGCCAGTGGTTCATGATTTGAAGCGGAATACCTAAGTAATCCATCTTTTTCATGTCGGTAAAGGCGTTAATAACGTTGAGTGCTTTGTTGGCTTGTGCCTGGGCATAAGCGTAACCCACGTGCAAAGGGATCTGTAAGTTAAAATCCTCTTGGATCCTGTCGGCAGGGTCAAGCTGGGCATAAACGCTGCCCAGCACCTGTAAAACATTGCTTACGTTAATGTAGTTTACGGTAGCGGCAGTTGCGGCACCGCTAAAAGTTGCGGGTTTACGGCTGTTAACTTCGTTGTAATTGCGCACCAGTTTAAATGAAGTTGCGCTGGCAATCTGGATAAAATACGATTGGCCCTGAATGGCGATGCCCGGCGCACCATTGGTTGTATCCTTGCTGGTACCGGTAACACCCGTAATGGTAACAACATCACCATCGGCAAGGGTTGATGTATCGGCAACGGTTACAATGCCGTTTGCATCAATTGCTGTTGCTGCCAATGAGGTAGCAGGTTTGCTTAAACCTACTTTATAAACTCCGGATGCTGCTGCAATAGAAGGAAGTAAACCAGGAAAATCAGCAGTAAAAGCTGCCTCTTTAGTGGCGCTCTTGCCAAGCCAGTACAAACGTTCGTTAGCTATTTGGATCTTGGTTAAATAACGCTGTACCATAAAGTCTGAAAGGTCAACCACGCCTTCGTAATCCATAAAGGCACCGGGTTTTAGGGCCTGTGCTTCCCAGCTTTGGGCAAGCTTATCCCATTGTTCCTGTTTCATAAACTCGTAAACTACCGGGTCGAGATAGCTTTCGGTTTGGTGAGCAGTTGTACCCTGATCGGTAAAGATGCCCGAAGGGTTTTGCAAAATAACGTCGTCGTCAACATCAAGAATTACCTTGCGGGCTTTTACGTCGTTAATTACTGTGAGCAGGCCACGTTTCACCGAATCGGCTTCGAGTAATGTGCTTGCCATAAATCCTGCCAGCGCTTCGCCGGCGTAGGTGTTGTTTGTGAATGTAAATTGAGCCATAAAGTTTAGCTCCCCGGCCCCCTAAAGGGAGAGCTTTTTAAACGGTTTTACTTATAGGGATAGTAAGGATGGGTTAATTAGATGCGATAAGGTTTAGGTTATATGTTGATTGGTTTAGGAAGCGATAGCTTTTTTAACCGCGTTTTTTGCGATCTCGCTTTGTGGTGCGAAGAACGGAGCAGGTTCGGTATGAGCTTTATTGCTGCGTTTTGAACCTTCGGGTGTAAAGGTTGATTTGATCTCATTTTTCACCTCGGTATGTGTTTTTTGCAGGCGATTGTTCGCTTCTTCAAGCGCAGCTCGGGCTTCGGTTAATAAAGCATTTTGCGCATGTAAACGGGCTTTTAGCTGTTGTATGCGGTTTTGTATATCTGCAGGCTTTTTAGCGGCTTTAAATTTGCTCTCGGGTAAATCCTCGTCGTCATCTTCTGCTTCAGGTGTTTTTCCAGGATCGGCAGGTGTCACGCTTTGGATCTTTCCTTGTTTAATATCCAGTTGTCTGCCATCGGCGCAGGTGTAAGTGTCAGAAATGGCCGGTGAGGTCATGTCTTCGTCCTGGTAAACTTCGGCGCCTTCTTCAATTTGACCGGCGTGGTACAGCGTACCTTTATCGGTGATGGTTTGCTTGTTTACTACTTTCTTAAAAAAGTTCATGATCTTGTCTAATACCGATGTGGTTTTCTCGATAAGTTCTTTGTTTTCGATGTTCATGCTGTTGTTATTTTTTATGTTTAAGATTTTGTTAATGCATCGCTGGTAAACTGCGGGGGCTGCGCTTGTGTAATTTTTAATGAGGGCGCTGTTGGTGATCTCTGTACTGTAATCCTCAACCTGGTCAATAAAGCCCATGTCAAGGGCCTGATCGGCAGTCATCCAGGTGACGGCGTTGATCAAACTGTTTACCGTAACTTCGTCCAAGCCTGATTTATCTATGTAGATCTGCGCCAGGCGCTCCTGAACTACATTTAACATCTGCACATCTTTTAAAAGTTCATCGGCATTGCCGCCGG